GATGTGATCTAGGATAATGTATTTGCAGCCCATTACAGCAAGATGTTCAATCTTATCAATCAAAGAGTCATCACTCACAGAACCTTGGTGATCAAGCAACACAAGTCGTTCATCGGCAAATACTTTTAAGAAGGCAACACGTTGTTCCTCTTCTGTGGAGGTATCTGAAAATGTTTTCTTCATTGCCATGTTGATAAACTTTTCTGCTGTATCTCCGATAGATTCTTCAAGTGATACCATACCAACCATATCACTTGTGGTATCCATGATTTCAAGTACAATCTCTTTGATGACAGTACTTTTACCTGAGCCTGTGCCTGAAGCAAACAAAGCAATTTCGCCTTGACGCATACCACCTAGCTTGTCATTCAAATTACCAAGGCAATCCGGATAAGGGATTGAAGATACGTTTAGCATATCTTTGTATTGGTTCCAGATGTCTTCTCCTTTGACTACTCCTGCCGGACTAAATGCTTTGGCATTAAATACAGCATTCATCAGAGCATCACTACCATGCTTGATCAGCACATCACAAGGATCTTTTTCGGGTAGCACTGCAATTTTAACTTTGTCATAGCCAATAATTTTGGCGGCTATGTCAGTTGCTTTCTTTCCTGCTTCATCTTGATCAAACATCAGAATTACTTCCTCAAAAGAACGCAACCATTCTCTTTGATCAAGGATTAATTTAGTAGCTGCAGAGCTTGGTATCGCCACTGCAGGATAGAATTTTTTATATTTGTCATATTGAGCTTGGGCTACGGCTAACGCATCAAGCTCGCCTTCAGTGATAACAATCCTGCGGCCACCTTGCGAAACATTTTGTCCAAAGAGTTGAATGTTTTTAAAGTTACCGTGGATAACAAATGACTTGGGTAGCTTACGTTCCTTATATGCCACAACTTCATTGTCTTTAGTATAAGGATAGAAATGGCTAATGATCTCGCCGTCTTCATCATAGCTTACTTTAACTCCATAATGTTCTGATACCACCTTGGTGATACCTCTTTCTTTAAAACCTCGTGAGGTGTAGCTCACAATTTCGTCTACATAGTGCATGTTATAGTCTTGTTTGGTTGTATAGCTTGTTACAGCATTAGGGTCTACAGGTGACGAGCGAGTGCAGCTAAAGCAATAGCCCCATTCATCACCTTCTTTGTAGGAGAATGCATCATGGCTGCTACATTTAGAGCAGCCTGTTTGTATCCATTGCGCCATTTTAATTCCAATCGTTATCTTCTCGGAGTTCTCTTAATTGTTTTCTGCGGTTATGTGCTTGCTCTTTTCTGTCTTGTTTGTTTTGAAATGCTTCTCTGTTATCTGATTTTAATTCGATGTAGGATTCTTCTTGTTTTTCTTGTGGTTTTTCTTTTTGTTTTTTCATTTTGGTTTCAGAAATTTAACGGCTCCGATGTTCCCGTTATACCAAATACGCTCCCCGAAAGGTGTCTCATCTCTAGATAAGACCTCACCTGCCCATTGCTCTTGGACCTCGCTATATGTAAGATCTCCGGGGCCGTTACACCATTTGTATATAACAAAAGTAAATGTTCCAGATCCGTACAGCTCAATATCATCAAGGAGTTCCCGGCAGGAGGACATGTATGATCTCCATCCACTTTCTGTGCGAGTAACGATTCGTCGCTTAGATCCAGGTTTGAGTTTTTTTGTAACACTTATCAGTTGCTTTCTACCAATGTATTGTCTTCCTGTTGGGCCAAAGACAAAATAGATGAATCCAAAGGCTTCGGAGGGTCTATCTGATAAAGCAATCCAATGTCCATAATCTTCCATTCCAACCTTTCTTTTAATTCTGCCAGGCTTAGAGGCCGCAAGTCATCCATGTACTCTCGCAGATAAATGTTGTTAGCACACTTAATAAAGTTGTTTTCCCATTCACTTCCTTGTCGTTCCTTCCAGGTATCAAGGACAAGCGACAGCATCTTGCAATGGGATACCCCATCCAAGATCTTTGTTGCTGTTACTGGGCCAACCTTAGCAAGCCCCTTGATGTTATCTGTGCTGTCACCTGTCAAGATTTGTTGCATCAGCCACTCGTAGCATTTGCCCTCGTTGTTTTGGTAGAGAGTTCCTGTCTTGAAGTTGTGATGCCAACCGGGAATACAGTTAAGGTCTTTATCTATATGAGAGACTATATGGCTTTTTCCTTCTTTGACAGCCATTCTGGCCGTGATAGAACAGTAGTCATCTGCTTCTCCATCAACTGATTCCATTGCAAAAGTACGGGTATACTCAAACAAAGCGTCAATACGTTCTTGAATATCAGGTTCGACCTTATTTACTCGATGGGCTTTATATTCAGGATCTACTTTAAATCTAAAATTATTTTTACCTTTAATAAAGATAACCCCAGACCTTGCGTTAGTTTGATTCATGATCTGGTTGATCTTAGAATCCATTTCTTTTTTACAAAGCGCAGGGGACTTCTGGGTATACGCTATTTGATAGATAATACTATCAGCATCAATGATTGCTATATCAAAGTGCTCTTGTTCAACATTTTCAATGGACATCTGAGTATTTCTTTCCGATATGTGCGGCACCATTCATACATTTTATGCCGAACCATTTAGGTGCTTCTGTGAAGGCTTCTACTGCAATCTCTGCAACTTCCTCTGTATACTGATCTGGAGTTACAACAGCAAATTCATCATGATAGTGTAATACAATGTAGTGGGGTATCTTTCTTTTGAGCAGTTCACGTTTGGCGTATACCACAGCAGCTTTGCAGGTAATGCCTTCAGCTGTCTGCAGCAGGTAATTTAGGACTTGATGTTTGGATTTGACAAAAACAATTCTACCATCTAAGCCACGGATAAATCCATTTTCTTTTCCGAATATTTCTTCTGTTCTTTTAAACTCATCTTCTAACTTGTCAGTTAATTGTTTCATTCCAGGAATCGAGTCTTGGAACTTCTCCTTTGCTTTGGCACCGACTTTAGCATCAGTATTGCCAGTAAGAATAGAACCAAGTTTACCAGCCCCGCCGCCAAACAGAAAAGCATAAAGGAAAGGCTTGGCAAGTTTTCTGCTGACTCCAAGAGCATCTGCGTTGCGTTGATGAACGTCTCCATTGATTACCTCATTTGTAAATGTATCATTACCAATATAGTGGCACAGCCCTCGCATCTGATTGCCTGAAGAGTCAGCTCCTACTATTGATGTTCCTTGTTCGCAGACAAGTAATGATCGCATTTCTTTTCCGTAAATTGAATCAATTGATGGGATGTTTGCAACCACTTCATGACGACATCTGAAAGTAGGAGTACCAATAGTCCACATTTTGCCGTGTAATCTTTTATCTGCTGTTGATTGTACACTTTCTATCCATCCTTTTAATACCCCTTGCCTGGAGCGTAGTGTGTAGTATTCACTGATTGTAATAGCAGATCCACCTAACTTTTCAAGGGAACTCTCTGTTATCTTAGGTGATTTTTTCACAAATTTTCCATTGACCTTTTCAAAGTTCCATTCATCAGGCACCCAGCCTATACTGTATAGATAATCTTTTACTACTTCGATTTGGCCTACTTTACCTTGTTCAAAAGATATGCGGGAGTATGCTCCTTCAATAGGGCGTTCCTCTTTACCTGACTCCTGAGGGTATCCGAAATGTTTTACGGTGGCAACAGTGTAGCAACCGTCTTTACGCCATGCCGGAGATTTACTTTCAAGGCCATCTGTTCTGATGCAACGCATACCAATTAACGGTTCAAGTGTATGCTCAATAGCATGCATTTTTATTTCAAGATCGTTAAGAAGTTTAACTGCAGCTTCCATATCAAACATCCATCCTGTATGTTGGATGTCTGATTCTATCTTGGCAAACTCCATTTCAACATCCATACCTTTGATAAATTCAGGATGCTTTTTTATAATCTTGGTTGCTTCTTCTGCCAAATGCTTATACACTTTGACATTGAGTTCTACATCTCGGATACAGTAGTTAAGCATATCCTTGGTGTATTTGTCCCATTCATCCCAATCAATCTTGGGAAAGCCCAGCTTAGTTCCCCAACCTGCAAGACCATGCTTGTGATTACGTTGGTATTGAACCAGCAAAGATAAAATCCAGGTATCAATAACCTTTTGATGAGGCAGTGGATACCAGTTTTTAATTTTTGCCAGAACAACGTTATCATACCCAATAACATTGTGACCGAAGATAATGTCTGCTGTGTGCAGGTATGTTAATCCTGCGTCTAAAGAAGGCAGGTCATTATCATGATCGGAGTAAGAAAGTATTTCACCTGTATCTGCATTGGAAATAACCAGGCACCAGATAGTATTAACCGCAGGCATTAAGCCATTGGTTTCTATATCATATCCCAGTCGTAATTTGGTCATAGTAGATCTTGACCATACATTTCTGTGTATGGGTCTTCAAATAACCTTGCTTCAATTTCGCAAGGAGAAAAGAAGTATGCTTCTTGTTCGTTACTTTTATCATATTTTAAACTATTTATTTTAATACCTGTTCTGCCTGTTAGTTCTTGACAAACATGAACCATTTCATGTGATAAGATGTTTATAAATTTAGCTCTTGTATATTGATTATCATCCCAATCACTTAAGAATGGATCTCGTGTTTGGACTATAATTTTTTTACTATCTTCAGCATAACAAGTCATGCCTGCAGAGGCTGAATTTTCTTCATAGCTGACAAGACAAAATATAATTTCCTCTATGCTGGTATTTGTTACCATTACCTGAAATCTGCTGCAATAATCGTTTAAGACGTTGTTGAACATCTTTTTTATTTCTTTTTCGCAGTCATGAACAGTGGCAACTTTAATTTTAAAAGCCATTAGAATAATCCTGTTTTTCTTAACCATTCAGGCTCGGCCAGCCTGTTATGGGTATTTGGTTCATTTACAAGAATGTTTGCTTTCTTCAGAAAGTCAATACCTTCTGTGTATTTATAGGTATCTCGGTATACTAACCTGTGTATGCCTACTTGTGCTATTAGTTTGGCACATTCGATACATGGGCTTAAGGTGTTGTATAGGGTTGCACCTTCTGTGCTTTGGTTTGATCGTGCTACTTTTGCTATAGCCTGTGTTTCTGCATGGAGTACTTTGTCAAGCGTCCTTCCTGACGCATCTACTGTGCAATTGTGTTGACCCGGCAGAGTTCCATTGTAAGAAAAAGAAATTATGTTTCCATCCTTTACAATTAAAGCGCCTACTTTTCTGTCTTGTGCATAGCTTTGTTGGGATATTAGATCTGCCATTCTCATATAGAATGTATCCCAGTCTGCTTGTGTTTTCATTTTAATTTTGGTTTTTTATGGAAGTGGTTTATTGATAAGATTGCTACTGATTCATTGGTATGTAGCTGTTTATTAAATATATCATCAATGAAATATTTTATGGTATCTGCGTGTGGGCAGTAATCAATCTCAATTTTTACGGTGATCATTGTTTTGTTTGCTTTTTTCATGGAGATCCTATTAGGTACCGGCTAGTTTAGCCTTAGATTAGTGGACATGTTGTAGTAAAAGGGTGATTGCTTTGTCTTTAGTTGCAGTAGCAGCATGGTTTCTAGTTCTAGCATGGCCTGATCAGAGCCGTAAGCAAGGATTGTTCTTATGAAACAATCTGGATTAACGGCATATTCAGCAAGCATATCCTGAGAACTGCAAACATAACCATCGGAAATTGTTCCTTTATGTTTGCCAATATATTTTTTATCAGATTCTGTGTTAACCCACATATACACAAATGCATCTGTGTTGTCAACTTCATATGCTTTATCTGTGAAAGGCACCTCCACATTATAAGTACCTTCTAAGTGTTCTTTCCATATATCCTTGACGTAGGCAAGCATTGAATCTCCTTTGGGCGCTCTCCACAACACGATAAATGATTCTTCTCCCTCATTTGAACAAAGATAATCGTATACCCATTTGTTGTATAGACCTTTGAATGTTCGGCCCTCTGTTTTGGCTGCAATCATTTGTTTACCGGA